CGAAATTTCCTCAACCGCACAGTTAGACGCCCAGGGGGCGAGATTGTCAGTCGCGGCTTTGTAGTCGCCGGACACATACATCTCGCCATCCTCCAGGCGCTTCCCCATGCGCTCTTGAATATACTCGGACCCGATCGTCTCTCCTATGAGACGGAAGCAGGGATTCTGCTGAATCGTGCGCCACAAGAACTTCTGAAGTGGCTTCAACGCAGCGTAGGTGAAGGGCGGTCCCTTGGAAATAACTCGCACCTTCAAGGCCTCAGCCAAAGGGTGGGCCTGTACCTCCGATCCTTCCTCGTTCGCCCGAGCGACGAGTCGCCAATAGAACTGACGGAATCGGTGGTTGAGATCCCAGGTATCCGCGACAAATTCCGCGAACTCATCCTGGATCTCCTCCTCACCTTCACGCAAAGAACGCGTGCGCACAGGGAAAGACGAACGCAAGCCCCGTAGGAGATCGGGGTCCTCCAGTACAGCACCGACAGCGCCGTTCATGGCCCGGGTCCGAATGTAATTCGACGACGTCGACGGAAAGAACGGACGAATCCGATCTTCCAGCCGATACCGACGACCTTCAAACAACTCGCGACATGTACGCCTGACTTGCTGCTCTGCCGAGGACACGGAAAGATATCCGATAACCTGATTGCAATACGGCTTCGACCGGCCCGTCTTCGGGTCCGTCCGCCGCCTCGTCGCAATCTCATCGAGATCAGCCCAGGACATGGTTCCCACCACGGCCGGCTGCTTCTTCTCGGTGACGAGGGCCTCTATCGTCTCGCGCGCGCTCGCCGCCAAGACCTCTGGGGGCGGCCGTGGCATCGCACCCTTCGACTTCTTGATCGACGTCAGAAAAGACCATCGATGCTTCGAAGTCAAGATAAGGTGCTGCCACCGGTACGCCCGACCCCCGAGCAGAATTGCCGGATTATCCGGGAGTTTCGTCGGCTGCTTCGGCAACTCCTGCTGCGTATGCGCAGAGAAGAAAGCCGCCAGCTTATACTTAACCCACGGAATCCAGCCGTCCCGCCCAAGGGACACACAATGAGACATCCAGAAGTCTACGGTCGGCTGACGTGCGTAACCTACTGACTCGAAACCAAAGATTTCGAACAGTTCAACGATTACGTCCACGCATGCTTCGACATTCTGGCGCAAAACGTCGCTATCCGCCCGCTCAAGAGCGGCCGGACCTCCACCCACAAGGGGAGGTGACACATTTTGCGACAGTGGAGATAACATCTCTACCATAGACGCCCATTTCGCCTGGAAACCATACACAGACCGAAACTTCGACTCATTGACGGGTCGAGGTCGCTCTGCGATTGGTTCCAAAGCGGAACAGGGTGCTACGACAGATCGAAAACTTTCAAACTGGAGCTTTACCGGAGCCGCGCACGCGGTCGGAGTGGCGCTCACGCCATAGCTCACAAATGAATGTTTAAG